TCATAAGGTACATTTTGATATTCATCAATTAATTCTTCCATATCGGATTCTTCTAATGTAGTTATCTGTTCTTTGACTTCAATATTATCTTCATTTACTTTTAATTCATCACCGTCTTTATTTTTATATCGTTCAGCATCATTATATCTTTTTAAAATATATTCATAATATTTACATAATCCAATATTTACTTCATAATGTAGAACGACTTGGTTTTTTTCTATTGCAAATACTTTATCTTTAGTAAATGTAGCCCACTTACGAAGTGCAAGATTTTCTTCGTATTTACCATCTTTTCCCATAGTATTTACCGTACACATCTTCATAGGATATCCTATTTTAAAGTATCCATTTTCAGCATTGTGCAACTTACAAATGATTTCATCACCATTAGATAATTTCATTATTCGGTAACTACTCATTCCACAACCTTAACTTTCTGTTTTGAGGTTTCCATTCAACTGGAGGCTCATCTAAATTAGTTCTATCTAAATTTACATTTCCCCAAAAGTGGTCAAAAACCTCTTCTTTTGTTTCTACAATGTTAAATTCAAATTCTTCGTACATCTTGTCTATTCTTTTTTTAATCTTTTCTTTATTGTATTCAATCTTTCTTCTATAATCATACATCTCTTTAAATTTTATATACTCTGGTTTAGTAATCATAAGTTAATCCTATGTATTGTATAATCAAATTGTTCTTCGTTGTATATATTTATTCGTTCCATAAAATGACGAAGTGTGAAGTTTTGTCTATTTTTATATGTAAAATCATCTGCAATATCAAATAATTTACATTCAGTTTTGTTATCACCTAATCTTAAACCTCTACCTATGGATTGTAAAACTCTAATTTTACTTTTAGATGGTGATGAAAATATTATGTTATGTAAATTTTTAATATTAATACCAGTAGAGAAAGTTCCATATGATGCAACAATAATTGCATCTTTAGATTTTTCAGTCATAGCTCTAATTTCTTCTCTAGTTAATGCATCAACACCACCACTTACAAAAAATACCTTTCTATCTTTGTAGGTATTCTTCATTAATTCATATAAAGGCTTTCCGTGTTTCTCTACAAATTGATATAACACTAATGTATTTCCTTTTAGTGGATTAACTAATTTATTTACAAAATGCAATCTTCTTTTATCGTTGACAATATAATCTATTTCATCTGCATATTTTAAATCTTTTACAATCTTACAATCATTTTCAGTATATCCTAAAATTAAACTGTTTATTTTAAGATTAGATAATGTTTTCTTTTCTATCAATTCCTTTGTAGTTATAACTTTATTTGTTGTACCAAACAATCCTTCTAAAACTAATTTATGAGTTTGTAAATCATCTAGTGTACCAGTAAGTCCAAAACGATATTTACATAAATGTAATTTAGTCATTATAGATGTAAGTGATTTTGCTTTAAATAAATGAGCCTCATCACCTATTACACAACCAAATTGTTCAAAATATTTTTTAGGAAACTTATGTAAAGATTGCCAAGTAGATATCACAACATCTTTTTCTATTTTTTTACTATGACCAGAATATACTTTTTGAATATATGATTCTAACCAACCATAATCTATAAAATCACTAGACATCTGTTCTACTAAACTTGTTGTGGGTACGAGTATCAATGTTTTAAGATTTTTTAAATGACACCATCTAGTTAGACCATAAATGATTAACGATTTACCAGATGCAGTAGGACAAACGAAAAGACCACGACATTTTCTAACACCATAAAGAATACTAGAAATCTGATAATCACGAGCTTTGTATGGAACTTTAAGGTGTTTAATAAATGACTTAATAGTTGATTCATCAATGTCCTCTGGTCTTGTATTAAAATCTAATTCGTATCTAATGTCATTTCGTTTACAGAACTCTCTGATGTATGGTAATAATCCCAGATAGATTTGTCCAGTAGCAACTGAGAATAGTCGTATTTTTCCATCCCATACTTTGTTTCTATAACTGGGCATAAATCTTGCACCAGGCACTTCAAAGGTAAAATATTCTGAGAGTTCTCTTGCGATATGTGGTTCTGTTTCAATTCGTATGTATACTTCATTTTTCTTCTCTATTTTCATAAGGTACTTCTTCTTTGTTCAATTTTGGAAAAGTATCTCGTTTATTATCTTGTTTTGCATCTGCTTCATTTGCAGCTTTAACCTTTTCCATATCTTTCGTTGTGTGTGGAAGACCAAGTGCTGGTCTAGAATCAAATTTGCAAAAATCACCGTATGGGCCGTTTTTGTCTACATAATGTAAAAATACTTGTGTTTGCCACGCACCCATAGGTGCGTTAAAAGCTTCTCTCCAATGTTCTACTTCACACCCACGATAGATTACTCCATCTCCAGGCTCCATAGGAATCATCTTACCCTTTGTACCTCTTTCACCATCTTCTGGGCCAACAAACATACCCCAGTTATAATCTTCTTTACCTTTATAATCATATCCTAAACAACAAGTAATAGATACTTCACAAGATGGTCTATCTTTATGTCTTTTTAATACATCACCTACTTTGTATAATCTATAATAAGAATAAGTAGGCCACAATTCTAATCCAGTAGATTTTTCTATTGTATTTTTACCAAAATTTAAAAGTGTTTCCATAAGTGGGTCACCATAAACACTATGACTGCCTGGTATTTGTGCATTTTCAGTTTCTGGTTGAAACATTCTTGCTCTATCATAATGAGAATACTGAGTTGCTACTTTTGCAATATCTCTAGGTATCATCTCTTTTATGAGAACATACTTTTTTTCTTTAAAAAATTTTACAGTATCAATCATTTGAACATCTTTCCTAAATTCCATACTACTAAAGAGTATCTAGTTCCCTCAGTAACTGGAGTGACCAAGTGGTGTATGAATGATGGAAATACTATGATAGAACCTCTTGGTCTTATTTCCGTACAAGTGTGATATCTTTTACTACCCATATGAGGCCCTAAATCAAATTTAAGATTACCACCTTTGTAATTTTTTGGATTGGTTAAATTTACCGTTACGGATAATTTTCTAGTCTTCCAAAATTGATTTGGATTATCTACAAAACCAGGCGCTGGAATATATCTTGGTAAACCTTTAAATTTTCCGTCTCTATATGTTTTATCAAATTTTAATTCTTTACCAGTATCATCTTTTGCAATCATATAGTTACCATCACTATCTTTTCTTCTTTGTTCTTTTACTGTTGGGTCAAATGGTATATATGGTCTTGAACCACCATCTGTGTGCCACGAATAAAACTGGCCTGGATTGTAAACTGTAAACTGACAAGTTTCAGAAAAATCCCATTGATAGTTCCAGTTCGCTTTTTGGTTTGCTTCTTGTATATATGGATGTATCAAATCATATATCCATTTATCTGCTAACCACCCAACTTTAGTATCTCTAACATAAACATCTTCTTCTTTAATACCTTTTTTTCTTCTACCTTGTGCAGTCAAATGATTTTGTGCGATATTACCAGCATTAGATGTTTCACCACCTTTTTGTCTAAAATCAAAAGTAGTAGCATCAGTTGCTTGTTTACCACTCTTTTGTTCTGTGAGAGTCATATCAGATAACCCTCTCTCTATAATTGCATTACATTGTTGGTCATTTAATGCACCTATGAAATAATAGTAACTATTTTCACATATACTCATAATGCACCCTCCGTATATTTAATCCAAGTTGTTATATTTCTTAATTGAAATCCTCTACTATGTAAGTTTTTTACTATGTGTTCCAAGTAACTAGAAACAACTTTAAGATAATCTAGTTTAGATTGTAATCTAACCATATCTTCATCTGATTCTAAGTATGTTGGAATATCTTGTCTAAGAATTTTTAACTCAAATGGTTTTTCTGATTTACCAGAGTAGTATTCCCATTTTTGTTTTTTTAATATTTTCATATCAGTTTCAGCTTTACTTAACATAAGTCTAAAATTAGTATAAAGTTTTAAATATTTATTAAGTAATGCTGGACTTCTAGTTTCCTCTAGATTGATGTTAGTTTCATCAATCTTAGAATCTTTATCAAACATTTCTTGTATTTTTGTTAAATCCATACGATATTATATACCATAATTAAAAAGTTGTCAAGTCTTATAACGATTCAAATTTAAATAATTGATATTGAAAAGTTGC